CCAATACCTAATTGCATCTGCAGTATCGTAAATATCCACCTTATCATCAATAATATATGGTGTTGGAACTGAACCTACAAGGGTTTGAACTTTACTGAATACTGGTTTAACCCATTCTCCATGTCCTAACTTATCTGCCCATACTCTCCAATCATGTACCGAACCAATTTTCACATAATCTTCTGCCGTTAATTCTTTACCATCTAATGTAAATCCACATTGGTCTTGTAATCCACCCGTAACATTTACAATAATAGGAGTTCCCGCCATTACTGATTCTGCAGTTGTTAATCCAAATCCTTCATTACCTGCAATGTTAATGGTACAATCTGATAAGTTATAGTACCAATTTAATTCCTCTTGTGAAATTCTACTTTCTGAGAACTTAACTTCATAATCAGGACAAATGGTTTCCTTTACTTTAAACAAATCTGTTCCATTTTGGTCAACCGCTTGGGTATGCATTATTAGACAAGTCTTATCTCTATCTTCAATTGGTAATCCATCTACGAAACGTTTATAAGCCCAAATGACATCAGATGGTTGTTTTCGTTTGATATTACGATTCATCCAAAATAGAATAAATTTGTAATCTTTATCACCTAATACTCTTTTACGGAATTCATCAGGTACTTCAGCGGGTTTAAACGCAGTTGAGTTGATACCATGTGGTACATAGGATACTTGCCAATCTTCAAGGGGTTTGAATGTTGGTGAATCGGTTCGTTGTCCTACTCTTCGTACAATGCCATATGTTTGTCTAGAAATACATCCTAACCAATCACAACTCTCATAATAATCTCTATTATACTGAGGGTCTGGTAAATCATCCCAAATATGATAAAAGAAAATAGGTACGTTTTCACGTAATTCTGCCTCCATATCATACAACCATCTCCAATAACGAGGGTCGGTAAAGTGTAAGATTGCATCGGGTTGATGTCTCATTATTAACTCGCGTAAAATATCAGCATCACCATAACCACTCCACGGAATGATTTTAACTGAAGCATCAAATACACCACTAATTTTTCTAGCATCATCACCCAAATCAATTTCTTTACCTTTTTCAGGGTGTTCTATTGCTGCACCCAATTGTACCCAATCGTACTTATCTAATGTACCAAAAATTAATTCTTTTGATACAGTTGCTATACCAGAGGACATTCGAAAATCATCGGATAATAAAAGAATTTTCTTTTTCTTTTTTACTTCTGTCATTTACTTAAAATTAAAAATTAAAATTGTGAACCACTTGCATGTAATTCTGAATACTCATTAATTTGAGTTCTAAACGATGGGTCTTCAATATATTTGTTTAAAGACCGATTAACTAATTTTTGTAATGTGATGTTTGATTCAAACGATATTTGTTTGAATTTTGAATAAACATCTTTTACGATTTTGACCGTAGTCAGTTTGGTGTTTGTCATAACTCTCTCCTTTTATGTATTATTTATTATGTATAAATATATAAAAATATATAAAAGAGAAAAAAATTACTGCCAAATAGAACAAATTTTTCTGGATTTGAATTCGCACCAATCACAAGCTTTTGATTTATTGGTAGGAAAATCAACTTGTTTTACTGCACCTACTTCATCATATACGGAATCAACAAACTCCATAAATCCCTTCCAAGCTGCATTGACTGATGGTTTCCCATTGGCAGGAACAAACTTAGATATACGTGGTATTGTGAATTCAGTAGTATCTGATATCTTTCTTTTTAGAATTTGGTATTCAACCTCAATCTTATCTAATGGAACATTATATTTTTCTGAGTAAAACTTCTTATATAAAAGCATTTGAGATGTTTTGACCTTATCTGCTTTTTGATATTGATTCCAACCTCTAGTTGATGTTTTTAAATCGATGATAATAATTTTACCACTTGATACTTCCTTCAATACGATATCAATAAACCCAACAAAATTAACTCCTGGTCTTACTTCTGCATTTAGGGGTAACTCAATTGAAACTAATTCGAATCCACTTTTAGTATAAAGTTTATCTAACTTAGTTTTAAAATAATGTAGGATTTGTCTACCATCACCAAAGAATTCCTCTAATTCGATTTGAGTACATGGAGTACCTTCGGTCATTTTAGCCTTTTCAGTAGTAAAATGTTCTACTAACTTTTCCTTTAACATTCCCTCTACATCTAATAGAAGTGCCTGTTTTTTGGATACTCCATACATAACGGAAAGAAAATGTTGAATGGTTTCGTGCATTGCCGAACCAAAGATTGTATGGATATTCGCAGATGATTCACCTAACTTATCTATGTAACTTAGTTTGAATTGTTGCTGACAACCTGTCCACATTCCGTATTGACTATAACTTACTCTTGCCATTATTTATTTTTTTATACTATAAAGATACGAAAATTATTCGATATTACCAACTATTTTTGATGATATTTCTAACTTAATTCGTTCAAAATCAACACCATTTAACTTAGTAACATCAGTATTATTTATCTTATCCATTTCAGTTGTATAATAATACATACCCTCTGTTGCGTTTTCCATATCATTGCTTGAATTGATAAATTTAATTAAATCCCTTAATTCATCAATAGTTTTTTGTTCAGTTAATTCCTTTATACCATTTTCTAAAAATTCAACTAATCGTATTTTTTCATAATCTGGTAAGTTGTTTAATGATACTTCATAAGGACTCCATGCATAGTAAAAATCAATATGTTCTGATGACTTTATAAAATCATTTTCTTTCATAAATTTGATAAAATCAAAAATATGATATGCGTTATAAATCGTAGTGGTATATTGAAAATTATATTGTAGACCAAATCCACCATCATATGGGGATTTTGAAATAAAATATTTTTGTATTATTTTTAAATTTGTTATAAATCTATCGTGTAAAAACCCAATTCGTTGGTATTCACCCACTTCACCAATACCATCGCATGATATAGATAGGAATACTCTATCAAATCCTTTCCATAATTCAACTAAACTATTTTCATCATAAGTAATTACTGATAAATTAGTGTTATAATGAATACTCAATGGCCGGAAATTACCCCAATGTTGTTCTATAACTGGCATTGTATCATAAAGATATTTTAATACTTTATAATGTTCTGGCATTATTAGAGGTTCACCTCCTGCGAAATAAAAACTTTTAATATTTTTTAAATGCGGAATGAGGTCTTCAACAATTGTATCGGAAACTTTCATTACCTTAGTTCTACCTTTAGTATGACCAGGTCTTAATTTATCATAATCATCATACCAATTGGATGAAAAATCATGATTACACATTCTACATTTGAAATTACATAGATTTGAGAAACGAATATCTACGTGTTGAAATTGAGAATCAACTGAATAGTCTTCTCCAACTTCCGGCATCTTCCACAAATAATTTTTATTAAAATCAGTACGAGGAGAGTGATTATTCAACTCCTCTTTTTTATAACAAACATCGCATACTTTATTTTTTTTACCTTCTAACATATCTTTACGAAGCCCTTTCATTTGTGGTGAATTGAATGCTTCTTCAATAGTTAAAGTTTTTAAATCCAATGGTTCATCAAATCCACTTGCTATACAACAAGGTTTCATCTCGCCTTTTGGTTCTGAATATAAATGTACAAATGGTAGTATACAAGTTGTATTACTCACTATATTTTTAATTTTAATTTTGTGATTTCTTTGGATTCTATACCATATTTCTCACATGTATACTTAATATGTTCTCTACCCTCTTTTGTTGAATATAAGATTTCTAAATATTCTTCAGCCTGTTTTGTAGAACATTGATAATCCTTTGCAACCAATTCAACCAGCCATTTTTCGTAGGTATCTTCTTTCTTACCCTTTACATATCTAAGGTAATATTTTCCTTTTGGTATTATACCAATTAGTGCTAGATATAATTGTTTGGGTTCTAATATTTCAGTATAGGGTTGTATCTCTGAAATAACTGATATCCAATCTGGGTTCATTGAGATAAAACGATGTACCATATAATTAGACCAAGTCTTTTTATCTGCATCATCTAACTTATCCCAATACTTTGGGTCTTGTTCAGTTGTAATTGCTTTGATATGGTCGAATAGTGATTTGGTAGCCATTATTCTTGTTCTACTTTTAAACCGGGAGGTAATACTTCATTAAGTACCTCACCACATTCACCACATAAAAATAATTCTACCGGTAGGACTTCATCCTTTGGTTTACCGGTTAATAACTTAGATATTTTTCTAAATCCAAATCCTTGTACAAAAACTTCACCCCCACATTTATTACACGCGATTGATGTTGTTTTTTCTAATGGGATTTCAATTTCGTCATTTTGTCCACCAATTGGTTGACCACCTGCCCCTAAAATTTGTGCCATATTGTTTTATTTTATAACCATTAATAAATCCATTTCTCTACATAAGAAATATTCAGTATCATCTAATTTAATTTTTTGAATATTCATTCCACCATGCGGTAATAATACTTTATCACCTACGGATACTTCCATTGGAATTTTAGTTCC